GCTACCTTTACAGCTAAAGATGCAACTAAAGCTTAAAGAGATGCAGGATATAACTAGGGAAGAAGATATTCTGGCTATGTCAAAGCATTTTGACATGCTGGTCATAAACCATACAACCAAGTCCGGATACAGTTCTTTATCGGAAACAAACTATACCAAACATAGGAATTGGAAGCATTTTGAAAGGGTGTGGGAAGTATGTAGAATGAAGGAATGGAGTACTAAGCTGTACTTAGAATCCCAGTTTGATAGATGCAAATATTGGACAACTGGTGCTCAATACCCTCAACCTTCTACTATGTATTCTGTGGGAGCCATGAGGCACTTTGTTAGTTATTTAGGGAACCTAAACCTAAAATATAAGAAGGATGTAGGAGGGTCAGCGAAAAAGAAAGGAAAGGAAACCGTGTCCTTAAGACAAAGGATACTGGATGAAATAGTGTCGTCAATAGACATTCTGAACATTTATATATCAGGAAATACCAAGTACGACGACAAGGCTCAGTACAAGGCTCTAAAAATATATCAGAGCTGGGAAGAAATATCGCCTTTTTATCTTTATACAATACCCTGGTTTCCTGCCGTACTGAGTGAAGTGTCGGATGAAAATATGAACGCTATACGGTGTAGGGAAGAGTTTGCTAGGTTGGATGCCTCAAATTCACTCCAGAGCCTTGTTAAGAAAGCAGTATCTGAAACAGAGCAATTTTTTAATCTGCCTCCCAACATTGATTTATAATATAAAAGAGATGACTTTTATTCATCCCGATTTTATTATGCATTGCGGTCAAGGGAGGACTTAGTAAAATGGGTGACACTTATGAGTTTGCAGAAGGATTTCAGATGAAGATACTAGCCCTGATGTCAAGAGACGCAGGGTTTTATGTATCTTATAGGGACGTGGTATCTCCTAAATTCTTTAGGAAAGAAATACACATAGACATGGCCCGTATAATCCATGACCATTATGAGGCTGAGCTAACTAGAGCTAAGGCCAAAAAGACTCCAGTAGTACCGCCTACTATGGAAGTTTTAGGTGAAGAAATGTACAAGCTGGTACGTAACAATGAGAAGAAGAATAAGTTAAGGCATGACTATGAAGACTGCATAGCAGACATGGTGGATGCTGACCTTTCTGATAGGGAGTATATAAAGGATGCAGTAGTGAGGTTCGGTAAGGATGCAGCTATGCGTCATGCTATTTTAGACTCAGTGGAGCTCTTAGAAAAAGGTGATTACGCTGGCATTAACGATAAAATCACTACTGCCCAAAGAGTAGGGGATGATTTGGGGGATTTAGGTACTGATTATTTTGGGGATGCAGAAGAGCGTATGGAAACCTATGCTTCTGGGTCAGATGGAATAAGACGTGTCCCTACTGGAATGAGTGGGTTAGACAAGATAATGAAAGGTGGTCTAGGTGACGGGGAGTTAGGTGTAATTATAGCACCTCCAAACAGAGGTAAATCCTTTGCCTTAGCAAACATTGGTGCCGGGGCAGTTTTAGAAGGACACAATGTAGTACACTATACCTTAGAGATGCCTGAAAAGCAGGTCGCCAAACGGTATGATAACCGTATGATGAAAAAGGACTTCCAGTATTTGAAAGAGAATACCTCTAAGGTACTTAGCGCCATAATGAATATACAAAAGGTACACAAGGGCAATCTGATTATCAAAAAGTATAGAACCAATGACTGCTCTGTAGATACCCTTAGATCACATCTGACCAGACTTAAGATGGAGAAAGGTATTGTACCTGACCTCATCATTGTCGATTACGCTGATTTGCTGTCTCCTAGAAGATCATATGCAGATAAGCGCTTTGAACTGGAATCCATTTACCTAGATTTGCGTGACCTAGGGGATGAGTTTGGGTGCCCTGTATGGACAGCATCACAGGCTAACAGGGGAGCTTTGGACAAAAAGGTTATCACTATGGGAGACTTGGCAGAGGCGTTTAATAAGGCTAACATAGCTGACTTTATGGTGGCACTGTGTCAGACCACTGAGGAGAAAGAGGACCATGTTATGCGCTGGCACGTAGCCAAGCACAGGGACGGTGAAGCCAACATAACCTTAGAAGGCGATATTCAATATGAGACTGCTGTTATGACTGCCATACCACTATAAAGGAGGTGCTGTCGTGGGTTTTATATGGGCGAAGATACCAGAGGATTTAAGAGATACGATAAATAATCGCTTTCTTGCCGTAAGGGGAAGTTTACAGCCCTTTGAATTGGCTATGATTGATGCTGGATTTGAGGAGTATAAGAAGAAGTGTGACGTAGAGGATTCTATGTTACCTTACCCCATTTGGGTGATAGTGATGTATGAGTCCTATACCAACAAGTAGTGATTCCATAAATCAATAATAGGGAGGCGTTTTTATGAGTCAGGAGACAAGTGACAACCTAGAACTGACTAAATATGTGGGGCTCTTTAAAGGCAGCACTGACACGGATGCACTCAATCATAATTGGGATGCACTGGACAACTTGTTATTTTGGGCTAGTGAGGTGGGGGTAAATGTTAGACAATTTGGAGCCTTGCCCATACAAGAATCCCCCGGATTTGATTCTACAGGAGCTATTAACGCTGCAATAGCTCATTGTGTTGACAAGGGTGTAGAGCTTTATATTCCGGCTGGTACTTTTAGGACTACTGGACCTATTGGAACCTTTGAAAGAGTTAATCCGGCAGGTAAGTCAATACGGATTAGAGGAGCAGGAGATAAGACCATAATAAAGCCTGATAGCAACACTGACTACGACGCTATTCAGCTAGGGGCCAATTCTCAATTTCAGTATAGTGGTTATCTTAAAGATATAGTGATTGAGGGGCCAACACCTTATGGTGGAAATGGTAGGGCAGCGGTTAAGCTAGATGAGATGAGACAGTTTAGACTAGAAAACTTAACAGTTAGGAAGTATGAGATTGGGTACGACCTCATTAACAATTGCTTTGGTACCTACTTTGATAATTGTAGAACCCATTCAGATGTACACTTAGCTTTAAACCTACGTACTGGTCCACAGAGTGGTAATGATATAAACTTTAATAACTGCTGGTTTAACGGTAGGATTGGGTCTATGTATATCTCTGGGGGTAGTGGTGGGTTCCAATTCAGGGGTGGGCAGATGGCTGGAGGCCAGTCCCTAACTGCTCCTGATGACAGTGCTGGTGTGGTAGTGTTAGGAAAAGACTACCTAACTGGAGAAGTGGGGCCTGTGGGTAATGTGTCCTTTGAAGGCGTTGATTTTGAAGGCTTCAAAAACATGCATGCCTTTAGGACGTATGGTGAAGTGGAGCTAAATGTCAAAAACTGTGGTATGCAGCCTCTGGATAGTGCTAAGCCTGCTCTATCCTTTCTAAAGGGTACTGGCGTTGGGTCTTCTTCCATCACCTTAGAGAAGTTTAAGATACGTGGATATTGGTCAGAGCCAAAGCTAATAAACATATCAGGGGAATATGATGGGTGTTCCATACAGGAATACAACATGAAGTATAAATGTAATATAGCAGGGTCCAATAAGGATGGGGCAAGCCTGCTTGTACAGTCTAAGTGTGATAGAGGACAAGCACTGTATAGGTGGCAAGGCTTTAACATATTGGTTTTGGGTAAAACCATGATAAGGACCCATTGGTCTACGGGAGCCTTAGAAAAATCCTCAGATTGGGGTATCACTTGGACAGCATTGTGATAGAGGGGAGAGCCTTTTACAGGGCTCTCTTTTCTTATTTTTGGAGGTGTTCGGAGTATGGGTGGAGAGATGAGTAAAGATGACTATAAATTCATGCTACAATGGATGGAGATGGAATCCCGTTTTAATGGTGCAACCTTTCATCCTGATATAGTCAGGATGGTTTACAGGAAGGCTGGTATACCCTTACCAAAGTACTTAATCCCTAAGGGCATACATGTGCTCGTGCATAAGCCTTGTGCTGTTGATTACCTTAAACCTTATATGGATAAGGCTATTAAGTTCCGGCAGGATAAGTGGAGCCCTAAGTTTGATACAGAGGTCATCCAACGGTCAATTACAAGAGTCATAAGAGGGATGGGGCTATGACTCAACTAAAGGTAAACTGTCCCTATTGTGCAGAGTATGACCATTTTGTAGAAGTGTATGGCACAGGATGGCTTCACAGATGCCTGAGATGTAACAGAGATATACCGAAGCAGTACAAGAGAACACCTATTAAACTTCCCAAGAAGAAAGGCAAGGTTATACTGTGTACTGTTCACAATCGCACAAAAATGGAAGGTGTAGATGTTCAGTTGTTTGCAGTAGGCAAGCCTAAAGGAACCACTTATATGCAGTGGTGGACCCATGAGCCGGGGTTAGCACCAAGCAGGGATCTAGTGACCTTTACCAAGCTACATAACAGAAAAGGTCACTTAGATGGGTGGTTTGAACGGTATACTGAAAGCTTGCTTGATGAGTGGGAGACTAGGCAGGATTCCATACAAGCATTTACTAGGTTGCTTAGAATGCTAAAAGATGGTAAGACTGTGGCTATATCTTGCTATTGTCATCCTCTGAAACGAGAAGTTTGCCATCTAAGTGTGTTAAGATCAATAGTAGAGGATTTAGGCTTTGAGGTAGAGGAAGACCCTTTAAAGGAGATGTAAATCCTAGCATTTAATCTTATTACCCCTCTAACAATTTTATTAAATTGGAGGAGGTGGTAAAAATTGGAAGCTAAGGATTATATACCCGGATTAGGTAGAGACTTCAAGATAGCCAGCGATGAGATTGATACAGCTGGGTTGAAGGAAGAGCTAGGGATAGTAGACGGTGGCGGTGAGACCCCAACCAGTGTAACAGCAGCTCAGATATCTGATGCTACTACAGTTGGTAGAAGTGTGTTGAAAGCCACTGATGCGGCTGCTGCTAGGACTGCAATTGGGGCTGGTACTTCAAGTCTAGCAATCGGTACTACAGCATCCACGGCTGCTGCTGGTAACCATGTCCATGCAGCTGGTACAGTTACAGTTACTGCTATTTCTGGAGTAACTGGAACAGATGTACAAACAGTATTGGCGTCCTTGGGAGCAAGGAAAGCAGCTACACAAGCTGCTAGTACTGCTACTGATGTGGCTGGTCTGGTAACAGACCTTAATGCCCTCATAACCAAGCTCAAGGCTGCTGGACTGATGTCTTAAGACCCCTATGGGGTCTTTTTACTTTAAAAAGGGGTGATATTGTGAACTTTGGTTACGTGCCATCGGATAGAGACTCCAGAGATTTCATGTATGGTCAGTTTAAGGCAACGGCTACTTTGCCTAGCAGATTTATCCCAGATACCAGCAAGTTAGTTATAAACAAGCAGGTGTATGGTAACTGTGTGGGTCAATCTGCTAGGACTATAAAAGTTCTGCAAGAGCATATGGATGGCGGTGCTAACTTAGAATTCAGCCCCGACTTTGTATACAACGAGTGTAAGAAAAGGGATGGATTACTCAGTGAGGAAGGCACCCAGCCAAAGATAGCTATGCAGGTATTAAAGGATCTAGGTGCAGCATTGCTGACAGATTATCCAGCCTTGCTTAAGCATAGTCCAAACGTCACTCCTTCTGCAAAGGCTTATAAGACTGCTAAGGACTATACTATAGACGCCTATGCTAGGGTGCAAATGGTGAATGAAATGAAGACTGCTCTGTATAATGAGGGGCCAATAATGTTTGGTTCTACTATTTGGAGTAACTTCTATGACAACACTGATGGATATCTGGATGTACCGAAAGGTAATTTGCTAGGAGGCCATGCATACACAGTTTATGGGTATGATGACACACTGACTCACAAATATCCAGATGGTAGAATAGAGAAAGGGTTTTTCCTTGTATCTAATAGTTGGGGTACATCTTGGGGAGACAACGGTAAAGGATACTTCCCGTATAGTCTAGTGGATTATAAATTAGATTTGGGTATACGTTTCCTTGATGAAGCATGGTCTAGTATGGATGTTCGTGTACACGATTATGTTAGCCCAGAGGTTCCTGTAACAGATGGAGAGGTCCAAAAGATAAGCATGTGGGTGGGTAGAAACAAGGTCATCATAAATGGCGTAGAAACCACAATTTCAGCGCCTCCAGTTATCCTAAATGGCAATACCTTAGCACCTGTTAGATTCATAGCTGAGCAATCAGGTTTCAAGGTGTCATTTGACAGTAACGAAAAACGAATCGACTTAGAAAAATAATACTAAGGAGAGAACTTTAGGGTTCTCTTCTTTTTTATTTTTAGGAGGCGATTAGATGAAGCCCTACCAGCGGAAGCTTATGAAGAAGTATCGTGAACGTATGCAGAAGATAGCAAAGAGACTTAAAAGAAAGGGCTTTGATATCAAGAAGCCTATTTTTGGTACTTAGAAAGGAGATGATCACAATGGGTGGTACTTATGATGGGGCATACACCTCTAATCATGCCCCTTCTGACCTGACATACATGACAGACTCTAAGAAATCAGAGCCTTACAAAGTATTAGCCGCAACTCGTACCTATATCCACCATTACCATGGGTCTTGGTTTGAATACACATGGAGATTGACCCTTTCCGATGCTAAGGGAAAGATTATTAAAGAAACATGGGACACATGGGAGTATACTACTAATTGGATAGGTAAAAACATTGTTCATGATGGAACTACGTTCAAGATGTTGAAGGAGGGTTAATTATGAAACTAGCAGCATTTGGAGACATGCATGGTCATATATGGAAAGAGTTTGACACTAATGGAGGAGTAACAGGGTCTGTACGGCTTGATAAGCAGGTTGAGACTTTGGCTTATATTCGTAATTGGTGTGTGGATAATGGAGTTAAATACGTTCTATTTGTTGGAGATCTGTTCCATGCCAGGGCTAAGGTTGATACACTGGTCTTCAACTCATTCTACAACGAGATAGAGAAATTTGGTGAGTGTGGGATCATCGTCATCATGATAGCAGGAAACCATGACCAGAGGGATAACTCAGATGTACCTGATAACTCATTACACGCCTTTAAGAAACTAAGTAATGTACATGTTTATGATACTGTTGGGTCCCTTACTATTCATGACCCGGAGCAGCCTCACAAAGAAGCTGTAGAAATAGTTATGGCACCTTATAGCAAGAATGCCCAACTAATCAAAGACTTCATCTCCAGCGTGGAGAAAAAAGACATCCCCCAAATTTTATTGTTTCATCTAGGGATTTCCGGGGGCTTCGTCGGCAGTGGAAACTATCCTATGGCTGATGCTTTTCAGGTGGAGGACTTACGACCTGATCTATTTAAGTATATAATAGGTGGTCACTTCCATAGACGTCAATTCTTAGGTGGTCATCCACATGTCTTCTACACGGGAGCACCTTTGCAACACAGCTTTGGTGATGAAGGGGAGGATAAGGGATTCTATGTCGTTGATACAGAAAA